AAGGAAATGAATGATTTAACTGGAAATTCTGCAGAAAAACCAACTGCATCTACTGATAGTAACACAAAATCTCTTGGTGGTATGGCAGCTAATTTATTTGGTTTAGGCGGATTTACCAATACTGCAGATACTACTACGATTCAACCTGATGAATTACCTAATGAGAATGCCAATTTGGGACATGCTACTCGTGAAAGTGCTGGTAATACACATACATGGGATGGTTTTTCAAAAATGAATGATGTTCCTTCATCTGGTCCATCATCATCGTATTCATCAAATTTAAATGACCGTGAAAAGAGACGAAAAAAACGCATGATGTTGAAAAAAATGGATGAATGGTATGAAAAGGGACAATTAAAACAGGGTACACAGCTTAATATTGATTCGCCATATGATGAAATTGAAGATGAGTATGAGTCTGTTATGGATGATAAACGTAAAAAAGATGCAATTAAGTTACAGGGGTGGTGGATGATGACTTTTATTAATTCTTTAGAATATGGTAATGCTGTATTTAATCCATTTGATTTAAATTTAGATGGTTGGGGAGAACAAGTTAGTGAAGATATAGATAGTTATGAAGAAATTTTTGCGGAATTACATGACAAATATAAAGGAGGTAAAATGGCACCAGAATTATCATTATTGCTACGTGTTGGATTTAGTGCAGCGGTATTAAATTTTTCTAACAAAGCATTATCTACTGCAACCCCCGGATTTAATGATGTTATTAAACAAAGTCCTGAACTAATGAAAATGTTTACAAATGCTACAGTTAGTAGTATGAGCCAACAATCCCCGAGTTTTGAGTTTGCACAGAATTTAATGCAAGACCATAATAACCGTCCAACAGGACCACCACCACCAGCACCCGTAAAAACACAAAATCAACCACCCCCACAACGTCCTGGTATGAATTTTACAGAAGCACAAAGTAACCGTCCAGACATAGATGCAAGTAGAGGAACTATGTTTCGTGAACAAGGTATAAATGTAAATAACAATTATCAAGGGATAAATGAACCATCCAAAGCAATGGAAACCCCAAAACAACGACCTGAAATGAAAGGACCTCAAATGGGGGGTGATATAGATAATATTTTGTCAGGATTAAAAACCAGAACTATTAACATTCAAGAACAACGGCCTCAAACTGCGGCAACACAATCTAATGCCGAGGATTCATCTATGATATCTATTAGTTCATTAAATGATATGCAAAACCCAAATATACCAAAACGCACAAACAGAAGAAAAAATAAATCTGATAAAAATACAATTTCACTTGACATTTAATTTTTGAATTATAACTAATAAAAAATATACAATACATATGTAATGTATATTTTTTTTTGATTTTTTTGATTTTTTTGATTTTTCTGGATTTTCTGGATTTTCTGGATTTTCTGGATTATTTCTCACCTAAATACATATCAAATAACCACATTGGAGGTTGGTTGACCATTGATCTTGCAATTATGCAGGTCTCTCTCTGTTTTTCTACATACTGTTTTTGGCGTTCCAAGTTTGCGCGAATTTTAACAATGCATGTCTTTTGCAGGTTAAATAGATATTTCATTGTATATAATGCATATATATGCAGTCAAAAGTTATAATCAATATATAAATACTTATTTGTCAATTTTCTACATTTTGATTGTTATAATAAGCAATATAAACATAAACCATGTAATAATACACATATAGTCAATAAGATTTACTTATGAATTTTGCGTATACAGATATTGTACAAAAATATATTAACAGTTTTGGATTAAAAGCACTTACAAAATATAGTGAAATCAAAAATAAAATTTCAAATTTCGTGAATTACGTATATACATATCATCCCGTTATCACAGGTAGTATTGATATCAGTATATATAGTTATAAATGGTTATATGCAATGCACCATAATGAAAATATAGAACCATATCATAATTATTGGATTTCTACTAATTATTTAATACAACATAATTTTCAAAAGAATTCACCAGTTACTATTGTTGATAATTTTAATTATGTTTATGATAATAGCACAAAAACTTATCCATATACATTTATTCATAATATTAATCATTGCTGTACTTTGTTCTCAATCCCACAATTCAACTCTTTATACAAAGAGAGTTTACTCTATGCCAAATATAATAATATATATATAGTAAGAATTCATCATAAAGGTGATATAATTAATAAATTTCAGTCAATTACTGATTTTAATATACCTTCAAGTGTTGTGTTATTAACCGTTACACTAAAAGTAAATAATAAAACAATCAATATGGATGTTGATGCAAATCATATGTATGTTAATAATGAATTATTTTCACGAGGATTTATCACCCGATATATCAAGTACAATAATATTGATATCAACTGTACTGGTGATTATATTATAAATATTATGGATAATGATATTAATATGGTTACATTGAATTCAAATCAGTATTTAGTTATTAATAAAACCGACTATCTCATAAAAACGATTAACAAAGACAACTAATCGCTACTATTCATATAAAAAGGGTATAAAGATTTTTCTCAATATTATATACGGGCGTAATCACTATGGATGCAGTGAGTATTCCAACCCAACTACATCTTTTGAATGATAAATGGAATATGTATTACCATTTACCAACTAATAAAAACTGGGACTTAGCCAGTTACACCGTATTAATGGACAATATCAACTCAGTTGAAAACGTTATTGAACTAAATAATAAAATAAACGATTATGTGGTTCGTAATTGTATGCTATTTGTTATGAGAGCAGGAATTACACCCATGTGGGAAGACCCCAAAAATAGAAATGGAGGGTGTTTTTCTTATAAAGTTGGAAATAAAAATGTTCCTGAAGTATGGAAAAATTTATTTTATTATTTATGCGGAGAATCTATTTGTAATAATAGTGAGCATTGTACGCACGTCAATGGTATTACTATCTCACCCAAAAAAAACTTTTGCATTATTAAAATTTGGCTATCCAACACGAATTTACAAGACCCTGGATGTATTGTACCAATACCAAATTTATCCAAACAAGGGTGTTTATTTAAAAAACACGAGCCTGAATTCTAATCTTTTACCATTATATTCTCTAATGGTAATGTGAATTTAGTTTCATTCAAATAAAAAAATATACCTGCTACATACAGTAGTATATTATTTCTTAAATCTATTATATGTGATTTTATCGTATTATCCATATAATATATAGTATATTAAAAATATTTACCTACAAAATTGATTATTAATATAATTAATAATATTATATTAATAGTATAATAATGAAAATAATTGATAGATATATTGAACCACTTGGAATAAATATCATATTTCATGTTGGTAAAGATGCAAACGATAACTTTAATATAATTGAAAATGCTAATCCTGGTGATATTTGGTTTCATATTGATGATAATGCGTCTTGTCATGTTATTGCTGGTTTACCTGAAGACAATGAATTTAATAAAAAACAATTGATGTATATTATTAAACAAGGTGCTATATTATGTAAACAACATTCAAAATACAAATCACACAAAAATGTATCTATTGTATACACTTATATCAAACATGTCACAATGACTAATATTGTTGGTACAGTTACTACAGAAAATACTAAAACAATCAAAATTTAATCATTTTATTATGCTGGAGGCAATGGAGCTAAACACAACATAATTGAACCTAATGATGCTACATCATATTTCACGATTAATGGTAAATCATTACCCAAATACATTTCCAAATGAGTACATAATGGTGTACATTTTATAAAATGACTTAAACTCTTTAATGAAAATTCTCCTTGAATTATTACAGATGCATCATTTTTTTGAATAAATTCCATATTACCATCTGACTCCGAACGATAAATCTTAGAACTTGCAAAATTGCCTTCACAAGAAAAGATTAAATCATTTCCAACGGATTTTATTTCTATTCTGTCTGAAATCCCATTCAAATCACGAATTATCTTTTGAAAATCAGTTGTTGGTAAATTAATAATGGTTGAATATTCTACATCAGGTACGACCAATTCTTCCATATCTGGGTCTATTAATCGTAATTTTTGGCAATAACATTGTTTTATATTACCATTATCATACTGTAAACCGAGATGAGAAACCACACCATCATGATAATCGGCTTTATCTATATACATAGATAATGTATCATCATTTGACATGGTTGAAATCACCTTAAATAAATGTAATGTATTGGTGCATACAATTATTTTTTCTGGGTCACACGTATATTGTTCAAATTTATGAGATTTTAACGTAACATTTACTAATATTGTATGAGTTTTATCAAAATTAATAATTTTCATACCTTCCTTTGTAAAGGTAATCGTTGCATCTGTTAAAATATCCTTTATTGCAGTTATCATATTACGAATAGGCTGGATTTGTACGGTTTTTATTGTCATTACATTGTTTTCTTCGTTCATTGCTCCCTATCTATTTTAATAACATATATGTGCGTTTGTTTTTATATGTAATTATTTGTAAATGTATTTACTAATATAAACGCACGTTAATTATATATTTATTCATTGTAATTATAACGTTATTTATTAAATTTTATCTACAATACGTGTATGGTTTATATCATAAACAGTTTATAGCTATGCATATAACATAATGGTTTTATTTAGATATAAGATTTGTATACTATTTATATTGCTGTTAATAATATATAAAATTATTTTATCTAAGATATAGCAGTTTAGGGAATATAATACATGTAATTATATTTTGTTATAATAATATATAATCGTTTAGTATACATATGGCAACAATACTTAATACTAATAACTATTCTAAATTAAACAGCGATATAACTGATATTATGAGGTCTGGCTTGTATTCAGGAGTATCGATCAATATATATACTGATGCAGAGGCTACCACTTTCGCTCTTGACGGCAATACACCGATTGAAGGGAAAAAAATTAATAAGATTAATACTACTGGAGCATATACTATTGCATCTAATAACCAATTTATCAATGGAAATATTGAAATTATTTTCAACGATGGTACTTCATTTAAAGTTGTTGATACTATAAATGAGTGTTGGTATACGCTTGAAGGGATTGTCTTCCAACGCCGAACATTTTAATGATTCCATTATTCCAAAAATAATACTTATATAATATCATATAATTATAACATATGTTATTATTTGATAAACAATATTATATTATTCGCAAAGGGGACTTTGCAACAAATGGTAATACTAAAATTATTTATTGCATTTTTTCTGCTATCCTTTGTGTTGATGATTATATAACCAGGAATTCGTATGATTGTTTTTTTATATTGGGTGGTTCTACTTTAATATGGTCATGTATTGAGTTTTATTTACATATTAGTAAAACACGAGTTATTAAACCTATGAATATTTCATTTAATAATAAACAACTACAATTATCTACACATATTGGTGTTTTGTTACAAGGCTTTCAAGAAGGCGGATTTATTACTACATTAGGTCTCTATTATGGTGATAGAATACAGGAACCTTTATATTTAGTACATATGCATATCTTTATTTTTGTGATTATTTCTCAAATGTTTTTCAAAACTAATGTTAGTAAATCTTCTAAACGACAAGTCAATACAGTCAGTTCAGTTAGTTATATTAGTACGGTTACTCTTTATAATATTCATCATTATTGGTATTATCCTGAACATCAATTGCGACAAACCTATATGTTTGCTACCATGATTTATATTTGTTCATTTTGGACCTTTTTCGCATGGCTTTTCAAATCCAGACAGGTTGAAGTTCATACAAAAAAACAAAATCTTATTGATGATACAGAGTATCCATACAATATTGTTCAAAAATACAATATACATCCTGCTACCAATATGGAGACATTTTGTGTATTAGCATATGATATTATTTTTGAAATTGGGTTTGCTTATGTCTTTTTTTACAATCTATTTTTTGTATAAATCATATATCATATATTTTACTTGAATACATATGATACTTAGTAATCATGTAATAATTACACTATTTTATCCTGTCCATTATGCATTTCATATTTTCCTACATAAATTAAATCTCCCTCTCCTTTTTGAGCACGTCTGAAACTATCCAAATTATATAATTGGCGCGTTTTTGGATTCATTGCATAATCTACTCCGTTTATTTGTTTTCGTACACCTTTCCAAGTTACTGTTTTCATGTCTAACCCATCTTTTATATTACTATCTTTATCCAATGTTGGATGTGACGAAAAATTATTTGATTCAACCATTCCCGACCCATAACAAACATAATCTTCACCCTTATCGCCATTAGATGTTGAATGAATATTACAATCCACTGCGGTTTCCTTGACTGCACGTAGTATTTCATTATTTATTCGCTGCTTTATACTGGAGATTTCATACAATGTCTCATCCGTAGTTACCGGGGTTTTCTTGTCTATTCTACTTACATCACGAATTCGTAACTCTACATTTTTCCCATCTGTTTTCTGTTCTTGGCTCAACGTTGATACATACAAAAATACTTTCACAGTACGCAATTCTTCGGGCAAATCCACATGACTACCTATACGACGAGCACGACCGACAACTTGCTCAGTCCTTACCATATGCCAATAGGGTTCTACTATATGTACATAACGTGTATTTCGTAAATTTATACCTTCCGCACCAGACGCCGTAATCATTATTGTTTTGATTATTTCACCATACATGTTATTTTCTGATATTTTTCGTAGTTCAGTTACAATTCCACTTGGCACTAATTCCCAGTTTCCATTGTATATATTACGAATTATCTCCTTCACATCTGCACTTTCTGTACCTGTATATAAAACAAATTTGGGTTTTTCCATATCCTCTTCCGCGATATCTAACACCCAGTTTTCTCCTTCATGTTTTATTTTAAATTCTGCCATTCCATTTGCCAATAATATTAAACGCATTAAACCGATTCCCTCCATTGTACGGAAATGACTATACAATAAATGTAACCCTACATGTGTTGGTTCCATTAAATTCTCAAGTACTTTGGCGAACTTTGGACTATACTCAGGTAATGCATCCTTTGATAAATATTGGCTTATATTTGTACCCTCTATTTTACGATTCACTTCTTCCATAGCGATTTCTATACGTCTTGCATAAGTACTATTTATTTCTATACCTTCTTCTGGGGGTTTACCCGTATTATCCACTGTTATTTGACCAGTTGATATATTATCTAAGACATCTTCATTTACTTCATCTTCACTTTCTAATACACGTTTATCTGGAACTGGACGTTGAATACTTTCTGGAAATGTAAAATTACATGCTGCTCTTGAAAATATACGATAAGTTGATGATACATTATATAATGCATCTGCTTTATTCATTCTACGACTTGTTGCTGCTTTCTTTTCACGGTCTGCTTCCTCTTTACGGATTTGTTCGTAAATACCAAATTGATGAAGCGTCATAGGGGTTTTCACTACATGATATACATCTCCTTCTTCTGTTTCTTCTATTTCTGGTAATAAATCTTCCTTTGCACTGCGGAAATAGGATGTTAATCCCAATATACGACGTTGAAATAAATTAATATTTTTGGTTTCACCCTTATCCACATCTACAAATCTATCAAAAAAATCTTCACGAATATCAGGCAATGCTTTATGATTTATTTCTGTTATCATTGGGTCTTTTACCGATACATTGTTTTTTTTACTTTTTAATACACGTAGTATTGACTCCAAAAATTGGGCATCACTTATATTTCCACTGTCATCTAATTTTACACCATTGTATTTTATAAATGCTTCTGATGTACCGCCGTGTACTTTCCTTGTTTTGTTATTCCCTCCTTTCTTTAATTTTGGGTGTTCTTTGCGCGTTACAGTTGACGGGACACGACCACGTTTTTTCGTGTTTATGAACCCATACGGATTTCTTGTTATGGTTAACTTATTATCTGTAAAATTTATATAATCATAAGTCTTTATATTCGCATCATCCAGCATATTATATATTGTATCTTCGTTTAATGACTCCTTTTTCTCCCATGATACTGGGATTGTCCATGTTTTGATATATCCACGTAATATATTATACAATATACCTATTTCATTTGGATAATTTATTATTGGTGTACCTGTTAGTAACACTATTTTCGCATTTTTCGCACTTAATAAATATTCATACAACTTATATGATATTGATTCTTTATCTTTTATCTTATTTACTATACGACTCACAAAATTATGAGCTTCATCTACTATTACTACACAATTATCAAACGGATTTTTTGTATTATTTTTTGTAGCTAATATCTCTATTTGTTTCTCTATGTTAGGGGCATTATAATTAATATCTGAGTATTTGTTTCGTATCATTGCATTTAACTGTTCATCTACTGATTTTTGTTCACGCGTTGTTAACTTTGCAAAATTTGGTTCATTATTTATATTTACTAACCATGCACCTGTATTATCTGTTATATAACTTGGTGGTAATGACAATGCTCTTGCTAATATACCTACATAACTTGGATTACCCTCTGTTGAAATAAATTCCCAATATTGATTCTTCTTATATAAATCATCACCACATTTCTTCAGTTCACTAAAAAAATTCATTTTTAATGATGCTGGGGTCATTATACATATACGCTTATCACTTTTCATACCCTCTGCTATTGCTATTGATGTACATGTTTTACCTGAACCTAAACCGTGATATAACAACAATCCTCTATATGGAGTGTATAAATTCAAATAATCTCGTACTATCTTTTGATGCATTAATAATTTAAAATCATCCTTTGATGCAGTTGGTTCTTTTCCTTGACTTTGTTCTATTTCTTCTTTGCCAGTGAAATATTCAGTTCCAACTCCAGGGGCATATACTAATTGTGAAAATACTTCTGTCATATTTTGTATGAACTTTTTACGGTTATTCATGTAATAACTTGGAGCCTTTATTATTACCTTTTCACGTTCCTTCGGTAATCGGTCAAAAATATTTTGTGTACGTATAACAGCAGTTGTTAAATCTACATCCTCTATTGTATCATTCATTACCTTTCCTTTTACTTTCAGTTTACGAACCTTAGGCTTTGGTGCTTTTACTACACCTATATCTTCATCATCTACTGCAGTTGGTTCACTTATCAATAATTTTGATTGATCAAGTTCTTTATTTTCTATTGGTCTTGGATTTATTTTTTTATCAGTTAATACAGGATTTGCCTGGATTGGGTCTCTTGCTATTATTTTTTCTGGTGTGTCTTCTGTTTCATCAACTACAATACTGCTTGTTTTATCTGCTATACGCGTTAATATTGCTAATCTATCTATCATACTTGATTTTCGTTTATCAAATATTATTGGAGCTTTATACTCACCTGGCTTTTGAGGATTTTCTAAATTTGTTTCCTCTACATCTACTACCTCTTCCATTTCTCCTTCTATATTTTCTTCAGTATTTACTACAATTGTACTGTCTTCTACAGCAGGTTTATTATTTATTTTGATATTTATACCACGAAACGACTTTGGTGTTGGACGTATCGCCATTAATTCTTCTAAACGTTGATTTGGTATATTACTCATAGCCTGATATAAATATATTGATAAAAAATATATTTATATTTATTTCCCATGATATGTCTATTTACAAAATAATTCTTTTGACATTGTTTTTATTATTTTATTATCTAATTTTATTTGAGCTTCTTCTACATCACCTAATATTACTCGCATCATTTTATAACAGAAATTATAATCACGTGTATCCATTTCTTCACTTTTCGGGTGGGCGGTTTTCCATTGAGGAACTGTTCTGTAATTATTCATTGTTATACGGGTTAGAATCTTACGTAACTTCGTTAGCTCGTCCGTGTCCTTGCTCCATTCATTCTGGTCCTTTATGTACATTGTTTCACGCTTAATATCTGTACAATGGATTGGTCGTTTCGTTATATCCATCCCCTTAAGACGATCCATAATCATCTTTGTCATACCATTCACATATCCATGGTGTCCTATATACTCAATCTCATCTATGTTTACATTCATATTTCCAAGGAAATCGGTTATGTTCATTGCATCTTTGCAGGTATCATTCAAGAAAAAGTTAAGATTAAATTGAGTATTATTGGTATTATTTGTTGTATTATTTATTATGGTTCCTTCTTTCACAGTATCTACCAGTTTCTTTTGCAATGCAACATTTTCCGTATGCTGTTCTACCATCAATTGTTTAAATTCCTCATTTTGCTTGATTAAGCTAATAACGGATGCAGGGTCTAATCTTTCTGGTATCTCATTTGTCGTAATAATATTCCGTGGTTCTTCATATGAACATTTTTTACGATGAACAGATAAGCCCTGACGATATTTATACTTTTTTCCACATTCACATACAAATTGTGGCTCTATTAATGCTGCGGCATTTTTTGGCATTTTTTTGTCATCATTTTTGTCATCATTTGTCATCATTTTGTGTTTTGCAGTCATTATGTGACTATTATAATTACTTAATTTACTGCATTTAAAGTCACATACGGTGCATGTATATATTTCGGCATTTTTCGGCATTTTCTTTGTCATTATAAAATGATGACATAAAAAAATGCCTAAATCTACATTTGCTAATTTTGAAAAAAATATATGCAGTCAAACTATTTTTGTTTTTTTCATTTTTGCTGCATTATGCTTTAAATTGGATTTTTGTGTTTTCTGAAATAAAAAAGTGTTTCGGATATCCCAAAAAAGGACATTCTGAAAATGTCCATTTTTGGAAAAGTGCAACCACTTTTTTTTCGGATTTTTTCT